ACATCGTCACCATCGGTTGCTGGCGGCATACCGGCGCCATCGTCGTCTGCATACTCCCGACCCAGATCCAACCCCCGCTGGTCGGCCTCGCCACGGACCTCATCCATGCCGCCTGTGAAGGTCTCTGGATTGCCGCTGACCACGAGAAGCACCGCTTGACCCTGGGCCGTGGCCAGCTCCAGTAGGCCGGGAGCGGCCTTGCCGAACTTGATCGTGGCCTGCGTGCCGTTGTGGATCGTCACCTTGTCGAGATCGCCTTGAAGGACTGTCCGGCCATTGGCTGCGATCAGATGCACCGCCATCTTGACCGCCGTGTCGACGCGGTTGCGGAGCCGCTCAATGATGTCGTCCTGCTTTTTCTGGGACATCTTTGCCCAGATCGAGGGCATCATCTTCATCTCAAGCACAAGCGCGGAAAGCAGATCCCTTCCAACGGTGCCGGCAGTCATGTTCAGGGTGTCTCGCATTTCAGGTGAGTGGCTCATGTTCGTGTCCTGGCTGGTCATTGGGGTGCCGCCTCTGGCGGCCGTCACGCCTGGTTCTTGGTACGCGCGGCGTTCCGCTGCGAATCGGTCAGCTGCCGATGCGCTTCAAGCGCTCGTACTCATTGCGAAGTTCGTCCTGCTGGACCATGTCGGGCACGTACCTGATCAGGTCAGCGGCCAGATTCAACGCTTCCATCGACCGAGCGTTCTGCAGGTCCTCCATCACTTGGGCGAAGGTCAGAACATCGTTGTGGTCCGAGGCTGGCGCCTGTACAGGCTGCGTTGAAGTTGCGGCCTTTCCGGCCTGGAGCTTGGCCTGATACGCTTCGCGCGCGCGATCCTTGTCGGGCCCATCCGCCATTTGTGCTGCGAGCTGGCCGGCGGCGGATAGCTCCGTGCCGTTTGTGGCTGCGCCGATGGCGCCGAGCACTTCATCAAGTCCCGGATCGCCTGTCGTGACTTCGGTTGCCGGCACGTCCGTTGCCTGAGCGGAGCGGGTCTGGAGCTTGTCCTTTGCTCGACTGGCGCGGGTGGTCGACGCAGGAGAATTGGTCTTGCGGACGTCCTCAACCCTTCCCATGTCTCGCTCAGGCTGCGGCAGCGCATCTTCGAGTTCGTCCGGCGTGTAGACGCCGAGAATGACGTCAGGGCAGTACAGGCGAGACCATCGCTTCACGGCGAGGTAGGAAAGCTGTTGCTTCGGGTCTTGTCCCCAGAGAGGCGAGTTGCGCACGCCTGCCTGCGACAGGAGCAGGCGCAACTCCCTTGGGTCGGATTCGCCCCGGAAGGTCGCCCACACACGCACGCCGAGGCCTTTCTCTTCTTCGATCGACCAGTCGCGTACGATGCGCTTCTCGTCCGGGTTGTTCTTCGCAGGCACCTCTTTGAAGCGCCCAGCGATGCGGTCCCACTCGCCGAACCATTCATAGTTGATGCGCCCGGTGACGGGCGCCCGCGCCGTGATGATGGCGTTGACCAGCTGGGCCTCGTAGCCCAGCGTGCCGTTCACCAGGTGGGTCTTCTGAGCAACCGCGAAGGGGTTCATTCCCCATTGCATGGATTGCATCGTCACAGCGAAGCAATCGCCCCGGTTGCCCTGCAGGTGTCGAGGTACGGTGGCCTTGCCAGCGGCCATGATCTCGGCCACGCGGCTGATGGCCTCGATGGTGGCGGCATCCAGAACCATGGCGGCGGACGTGAGAGCATGTTGTTGCTGAGTGTCCGTGGCTGTCAGATTGCTCATGCTGCCTCCTGCTCGACCGTGGTCGCCTTCTTCGGCTTCTCGGGCTTCATATGCCGGAAGTCGACGTACGTCATCGGGTCGACGACGTACCCTTTGCGAGCGATTTCCTTGCGGCGGTAGAAGCTTCCGTCCGGAAGTCGGCCGACGGCCGCGCCGCCCATGAAGGCCGTGATGTGGTTGGTGGCGGCGTCGAGCACACTCTCATATGCCTTCACCGCCGAGGCGGCGTCCTGGCGAACCTTGTGCCAGTGCTCGAGTTCAGCTATGTCCACTTCGCTGCCGTCGGTGCCGGGATAGAGGCGCTTGAGGAGCGGGCCAGTCGTGGTGTGTTCGTAGTCCGGCGCGGGCTGGTCGTCGTTCTCGACGCGCGTCCAGAATGCGTGTTCCTGCTCGATGAGCATCTGCTCGAGTTCCGGGTCGCGGCGGACGATGTAGGTCTTCAACTTGTTGCCGCCCACGCAGGCCGCGAGGTGCCACTCGGGGTAATCGAGGACGGCCATGTAGTGAACGCACTGGAACAGGTATTCATCGGGCACCTCGTCTGTGCCTGGCTCACCCCATTCGCCGAAGCGGAAGGCCATGGCGTCAACGTTCTTGCACTCCAGACCGATGCGCTGGCCCTCGATCAACCTATCGACGTTGGCCCGCATCCACGGGTACTTCGGATGCTCAAGGATGGCATTGCGCCGGCGCACCTTGACGCCGTTGCGGCGCGCGTACTCCCGCGCGATCACTTCCTCCATGAGGTTGCCGAAACGGATGACCTCCTTGTCGTCCAGGTTCTCGGCCGCCAGCTCGCCGCGCTTTTCGAGGTACAGCTGATACGGCGTCTTGAACCGGGAGAGGCCAATGGCGGCAGCCGCATCGGAGCCACCGATGCCTTGCTGGCGTTGTTGTAGCCATTCTTCGCGTGCGTTCACGTCAGGTGCTCCTTATCAGTGGATGCGAACAACTTCGGGCTCGCCGCTGGCTAGCCAGCGGCCGGTAAGGCGGAAGCCGGCGGCACGTTGCGCACGTACCCAGGCTTCCCATGTCAAGGCGTCTTTCATGCTGAGTTCCGTTGGATGGCGGGTTGGATGACCGTGGCAGGCTCATCAATGGCCAGCGAATAGGCGATCGAGAGGAGGGCGAGTACAAACGCTGTCCAGGCGCAGCGGTTGAACCAGCGGACGTAACGACCGATGCGGGCGTTGTTGCGCGGGGTCATGCTGGCCCCGCCGCGCTTTGGCAAGTCGTCTCGCCCGCGCCGCCGGCGTTCAGTAGCAACTGCGCGTACAGCAGCACCTCAGCCTTGTTGATGGCGTCCCAGACGGTCCGCTTTTCGGCGGCCGCGAGGTAGCCGGACAGCAGTGCGGCGCCGGTCCGCTTGCGGGCCATTTCGTCGAGGAACGCCTTCTCGGCGAACGTGCCGTAGGTGGCTGATGTGTCGAGGGCGCTCATGCCGGCCCCCGCTCGGTCACGAGTTCTCTGGCGTCGGAGCGTGCGTGTGCCGAGGCCTTGGTCTCCTCGTCGGCTACCCGCTGGACGTTGCGCCCTATGATTTCGTCGAAGATCGCATGGGCGCGGACGCCCATGAGTTCGTGTGATCGACGTAGGTGTTGAGAGGGGGATTCGGCGACGAGGTAGCCGACATTGCCGGCCTTGAAGATGTCGCCTAGGTACTGCAATGCCTGGTCAGGCGGGCAGTACGGCTCGACCGCGCCGGCGCGAAGGTCGGCGGCGATCAGGTCCGCGGCTTGGATATCGTTCATCTGCGTGCATCCGTGTGAGTCGATGCGCAGAGAATATTACTTGGGTTATCGTCATGTCAATAACCACAGTTATTTATTTAGACCTTCGGGTGTAGCGGCTGCGTGCAAATTCGGCGAGCTGGATGGCATCAGCCATCGCTGAGCAACGGTCCGTGATGTAGATGCCGTCCAGGGCAATTTCGATGGAGCCATCGGAAAAATGTCGAAGTTCGATCGTGCCATCCCTCTGTTTTTTGATGGGGGGAGGGGGCGAGGCGAGCTGGACTTCGTCGGCTTCAGCTTGAGTTCGGCGAGCGCGAATTCGCCTGGTTCGGAATTTTGAAATGTCGCAGACGTTTCCCAAGAACGAACTCCCACGGGGCGGGATACGAACTGGCGCGAGACAGCGTGCAGTGCAATCCCTAGGCGTGCTCCGCGCTGAGTTCAGGTTTTTTCCGATGTCGCTCTTGTCGCTCTCATATCGGAAAAAGCTTCGAAACTTAGGGGCGAAAAAAAACCGCCCAGTGGGCGGCTTACTTTGTCTTGCGTTTCCGGGTTGGAGGCGCCTCTGTGCCTGTATCGATGTCAAAATCAGTGACGGCCCCCTCGCGCGAGATCTTCCGAATCACGGCATTCGTCGCGAAACTGCCTTGGGTCATCGCTTCCATTACTGCCGCCACCGTAGTGACCTGCTCGATAGTCAGTGCCTGCGCGGCCTGAAGCAGTCGGTCAATCGCCGCTGCCTTCGCTGGCTCCTGCGGGAGGCTGTGATCCGTTCGCTTCTGGCTGGAGTCGGACATGGGTTCGGCCCCCGATGCAAGCCATTGGGGGCGAACGCCTAAGGCGATGGCGAGCTCGACCACCTTCGAGGTCTCCGATCCTTGCTCAATCTTTCGAATCATTGGCTGTGACAGCCCTACAAGCTCGCCGAGGGCGGCTTGGCTAAGGCCCCGGGTCTTGCGCGCGTGGAGGAGTCGTTCGGCCAACGTTTTCATAGGCCGAACGATATAACCCCGGTTGTGGCTCGTCAAAGTACTAGGGTTATTGACTGATAGATAACTATAGTTATATATTGGTCGCATGGAAAAGAATCAATCTCACGAGGCGTTGCTTGAAGCCGCACGCATCGCCGGATCTCAGTCAAGGCTCACAGCCATGTGTGGGAAGAAGCAAGCGCACTTTCACAAGTGGCTGAACAGCCCACTTGGTGTGCCGGCGGAGTACTGCCCGCTGATAGAGCAGGGTACCGGCGTGACCTGCGAACGGCTGCGGCCGGATCTGGCCGGCCAGTGGCAATACCTCAGAACTAGTCTCCACGGTTGTGGAAATCCTTCGCCTGACGGCTCAGATAGGGGGGTGTCGTGAGGCTTGGCATCAAGTTCAAGGTTATTGCGATTGCGCCCGCGCCGCTTCTCTGGAACGTTTGTGGGGCGATGGAATTCAGGCGCGCCGCACGTTCGGGGCTCACCCGTTTGCCCATCGGGCGCCGATCCGCGCCTGTGAAGCCAATCCTTCATTTGATCGATCCATGACCCGCCGTCACAACGAACGCCGTAATGAGGTGAAGTCCCACGTCCGCGACCGGACCTACGACGCACTGCAGCTGTACATGCAAGTCCACGGCCAGGAGAGCGTTTCCGCGGCGGTCAACCGCATACTCGAGCAGCACCTGTTCGGCGCCGTCGGCACCTTGCCACCGCCAATGGTCGGCATCTTGCCCGCACCGCCGCGCGATGTCAGGTCCGATTCGGCCCAGTTTGGCCCAAGGAGCGCGCCATGAGCCCAACGGTGAAACACCTGGACGTGGCACTGCCGGCGCAGGCAGCGGACGAGCTCGTGGCCGAGGCCGAACGCGCCGGCGTGCCGGTGCCTGACCACCTTGGGTTCCATGTCATGCGCAGCCGCTACGGCGCTGTGCATCCCCTCGTGCTGGCCAGGGAAGCGCAGGCCGGTCTGGGACAAATTGGGACAGCCGAGGAGGGTGGCGATGCATGAGCAATTCGAGCGCGCCGCCTTCCGCTCTGGCTGGCTTGCCGCCCGCGCCGGGGCGCCGTTCGGCGAGAACCCTTTAGCGCGCGGGCCGCTGGTCCGCTTTCATCGACATTGGGGGCGGGGCTGGGCCGCGCACGTGGAGCGCGCCTGCCGCCTTGCCTTCCGACCGAAGAATTCAGATTGCCAGGAGGCGTTCCATGAATAGGACATGCGGCATCAGAGCTCAATGCGCAACCGACGCCGAGTTGGCGCAGCTGATCATCGAGCATCTGCTCAACAATCCCGTCCAGCGGTTCAGCGAGCCCATACTGGCCCGCCGCTTTGCCGTGCCAGCCTGCAAACTGCGCCGCGCCATGAAGCCCGCGGTGGCCGACGGTACCGTCGCGACGACCCTCGTCGACGGCATCCGGTTCTACCTTGCGCCGAGCGCGCCAAACCGTCCGGCGGAGCGGATCGTTGGGAAAGGCGTCCTCACGGGCTACGAGTCAGGCATTCGCCGGCTCTGCGAGCTGCGCATGGGGTTGCGCGGGGCAGGGTGGTCATTGTGACCAGGTGCAAGGCAGGAGATCTCGCCATCATCGCCCGCGACCCCTTTCAGGAGAATGTCGGCCGGGTGGTGTTGGTGATTGCGCGCGCACGGCCCATCGATGGGAATGCGGCCTGGCTTGTCGAAGCCGAAGGTGCGCCGCTTCGCGTACTCGAGATACCTTCGTTGAGAGCGACCTACAGCGGCGATGGCGAATGCTGTGACGTTGACCTGTGGCCAATCGGCAGCACCGCTGTATGCCAGCGCATGGGGGCGGAAAACTCGGCATGAGCCAGGACTTGCCCGCACCCCTCACACCGGCGGACTGCGACCTTCGCGACTTTCAGTTCATGCCGCTGGACGTGGTCCGCCTGCGCGACAGCGACCTGGTCATCCAGGCGACCGCCGAGGAGTTTCGCGCTGCCGTGATGCTCTGGTGCGCTGCATGGCATCAGATCCCGGCGGCAAGCTTGCCCGACGACGACAAGACGCTCTCCGCGCTGGCGGGATATGGCCGCGTCGTCGAGGCATGGAGAAAGGTGCGTCAGGGCGCGATGCATGGCTGGGTGCGCTGCGCTGATGGCCGGCTCTATCACCCCGTGGTGGCAGAGAAGGCGCGCGATGCTTGGGATGCGAAGCTGCGGCAGCGTTTCAAGACGGAGTGCGCCCGCATCAAAAAATACTGCCAGCGGCACAAGGTGCCATACGAGGAGCCCGACCTTGATGAGTGGGTTGAGGCCGGTTGTCCCTCGGGACAACGCGCCAATGTCCCGAGGACAAACGCGAACTGTCCCGAGGACAACGACCAAATGTCCCGAGGACAACAGGCACTTGTCCCCGAGGACATACCCCACATGTCCCCAAAAAAGCCCCCCGATGTCCCTAGGGAAATCGACTCCAAGGGACAGGGAGAGGGACAGGGACAGGGACAGTATTTAAAACAAGGCAGCGGCATAGCACCCGGCGGTGGTTGCGCGAGCGGGCCTGAGCCGCCGCCTGCCGCCGCTGCGTTTGCCGAGATTCTCGCCACCCATGGGGTCGATGCGGAGCCGGGCGACGAACGCCTGCGGCTTTGGGCGGAGGAGGGCGTGACGCCCAAGGAGCTGGCCTGTGCCATCGATGGCGCCAAGGCCAGACGCTGCACGGCACGCTCGTCGCAGCCGGTCAACGTGGGGCTGGTGGACGTGCTGCTGGCCGACGTCCTCGCCGCGCGAGACGGCACGACGCCACGCAGCAGCGGCCACGACGTCGCCTGGTGGCAGAGCGCGTCCGGCATAGCGCGGCAGGGCGAAGACCTTGGCGTCCACCAGGCTCACGACGAGCCGTTTCCGTACTTCAAGGCCCGTGTTTTCGAGGCTGCCGGGGATGGCCCATGGGTGTGGAAGGCGCGGGGCGCCACGACGATCGCGGGGCCCTCGCCGGCCGGGAGGCACTGACCATGGCATCGCAGAAACCGTCAAACCTCGTATGGGTCAAGCGCCTGATGGCCGAGTGCGAGTGGGCCCGGCGGCGATGGGTGGCCATTTTTCCCGGAATCCGAACATGGCCCGATCCAGATGTGACAAGGCTTAGCGGGCGATTCGAGCCCATTCTTCCCGAATATAAAAACCAGTGCGCCCCTCGTAGTTTTCCGACAAACCTGACAGCAGGAAGAGACCATGACAGATCAGACGAAGGAACAGGGCGCGGCAATCGCATGTCCCGCCGAACGGGAGGGCCGGTGATGGGCTGGAGCATCGGTTACGACGAAACCTGGAAACGCGACATCGGATACGGGGTGCCGGCAATCTGCGATCACCCCGACTGCAACGTGCTGATCAATCGCGGACTGGCTCACGTGTGCGGCGGCGAGCCGCACGGTGGCGAGTGGGGCTGTGGGTTGTTCTTTTGCGGCAACCACCGCTGCATGCGCCACCAGCGCTGCGAACGGTGCAGCAAAAGCCGTAAGCCGTTCCTGGCTAAGCCTGACTGCCGCGAGTGGATCGAGTGGAAGCTGTCGGACGCGAGCTGGCAGCAGTGGCGCGAGGAGAATCCGGGCGAGTTGGCAGCGTTGCAAACGGCGCTCGAGGCGAGTAGTCCGTATGTCCACGTGCCGGCAGCCACCGAGTGCAGTGCCGTCTTCGGGCGCGACTGCACATTCTGCCGGAATGCCACCACGGGCTGCGTCTTCTGCGTGCGCTGCGGTCGCAAGAAACTCGTGATTTGCGGGCAGGAGGTCAAGCAATGAGGCAGCCCAGCGACGCCAAGAATGAGCCCGACGCGCTGCTGGCGCCAGCCCGTGTCTGCTTCAGCATCCCCGGTCAGCCCGTGGCAAAAGGCCGCGCCCGCAGCGCGCCCCTGATGCGCGGCGGCAAACCGGTCTTCAACGGCAGCGGCCGGCCAGTGGTTATTCACCACACGCCGGAGAAGACGGCGAACTATGAGAACCGTGTCGCGCTGGCAGCGCAGCAGGCTATGGGTGCTCGCATGCCGTTCGCCGGCCCGATTCACCTGGTGGTGGAGATCGCGTTGACCATCCCGGCCAGCTGGTCGAAGAAGCGCCAGGCGATGGCTGAAGCAGGGCAGATTTGCGCGACCAAGAAGCCGGACGCCGACAACGTTCTCAAGGCCATCAAGGATGGGTTGAACGGCATCGTCTGGGTGGATGACTCCCAGGCGGTGGAGCTGCGCGTCAGCAAGAAATACGGCACGTCGCCAGGCGTCTATGTCGAAGCGATGGAGCTGCCGCTGGAGAGGGCTTGATGAGTGAAGTGGAACACCCGATGGACGCGATTTTCCAATACACCGAGCAGGCGCTGCATGTCTCGTTCCTGATCCTGTCGCAGCCGGCGATGGCCGATGGGCAGATGCGGCGGGCGCTGATCCGCGCCATGGAGGGTGTGTCGCACCTCACCGGCCGGCAGCAGTCGTGGTTGCAGCAGCTGCGGGGCGAGCCCGGCGCCGGGCGCATCGATTTTGGCGACCTGGACATGCTCGAGGTGCGCGGGCAATGCGCGATGATCGTGGCGGCGGTGCGCGACCGTCTGCCGAGGCCGGAGCGGGGCGCCATGCTGGCGCGCTACGGCGTAGGCGACGAGAAGACGGAGGGTGTGCGGATACTCGCTGGCTACGCACGCGTGATCTGCGGCATCCACGCCTACGAGCCAGTCCTTCACCTGATTGCGAGGCACTATGCGCCGCGCAAGACAAAGTGCGACGGCATGTCAGTGCGCGATATCGGTGACCGATGGGGCGTGAACCGGGGCAAGGTCCAGCGGGCGGCGAAATGGATGGCCACGCATTTTGTGGCGCTGGAGGCGCGGGCGGTGGAGCGGCTGGGCGCGACGTTCCGGGAGCACGGCGTGGTATCGACCGAGGCCGAGCGCGAGTGGGAAGTGGAGCGAGCCCGTTCGGCTGCCGCCAGAGCGGTGACGCTGCCCGCGCAGCTTCCGCGAAGCGCGGCGCCAGCGCACGCTTGACACCGTGTGACAAACGAACTACATTTTTGCCATAGTCGCAGTAGCTGTATCCAAAGCCCGCCATCGAGCGGGCTTTCGCACGTCCGGCCTACGAAAAGGAGTCGAGATGGCGAGGAGCAAGCGAAAAACGGCGATTAGAGGGGTGACTACTGCGGAAAGCGAGGCGGCCGACAAGGCGGCCTGGCACCGGCGGTGGCGTCGGGGCGAGAAGCAGCGGCTGAATGCTGATCCCAATTCTGACCCGATTGGCCACCTTGGATACTCCAACAAGTGGATGATGGAGAAGGATGGGAAGCGCTACTTCCACGATGTGCCATCATCCGTGATGAGAAAGTAAAAGCCCGCTGAGCGAAAGCCAGCGGGCTTTTTTGTTTCCCAGTTTGGTCCGTGCGGGCCGGGCCGAGCGGTAAGGCAGCGGCCCTCCAAGCCGCCTGGACCGATTCGAATCCGGTAGCCCGCTCCAGCCTCGGGAGGTCGTATGGCAAAGCCAGATGTCTCGTTCAGACCGGTTGCGGAACTTGCGCCCTACGCGCGCAACGCACGGACTCATTCGGCGGCCCAGATCGAGCAACTGGCGGACAGCATCCGCGAGTTCGGGTGGACGCTGCCGGTGCTGGCTGACCGGGATGGAATTGTCGCCGGCCACGCACGCGTGCAGGCGGCGAAGCTGCTCTATGACGCGGGTGAGGCCATCCGGCTGCCCAGCGGTGGCGAGATCCCAGCCGGCACCGTGCCCGTCATCGATTGCACCGGCTGGACGACTGCCCAGCGGCGCGCATACATCCTGGCCGACAACCGGCTGGCTGAGAACGCTTCGTGGGACACGGAGCTGCTGGCCGGCGAGTTGTCGGCGCTAATGGACATTGGCTTCGATGTGGATCTGCTGGGCTTCGATGAGGACGAGCTGAAGGCGATGCGCCCGGATATTGGAGCGCAGGCGGAAGAGGATGACGTGCCGCCGGCTCCCGCAAAGCCAGTGTGCCAGCCAGGTGACCTGTGGCAGCTCGGCAGTCACCGATTGCTCTGTGGCGATGCATTGGACAGGGCAGCCATGCGGATGCTGCTGGACGGCACCCGTGCGGATCTGGTTGTGACCGACCCGCCGTACAACGTCGGCTACGAAGGTAAGACGGCCGAGCGCCTGCACATCGAGAACGATGCCATGTCCGGTGACGCCTTTCGGCGCTTCCTGCTGGCGGCGTACCAGAACCTCGCGGCCTGTGCCCGGCCTGGCGCGGGTGTCTACGTGTTCCACGCCGATGCCGAGGGCATCGCCTTTCGAGCCGCGTTTGCCGCAGCGGGCCTGAAGCTGGCCCAATGCTGCGTCTGGGTGAAGCAATCCTTCGTGCTGGGACGGAACGACTACCACTGGCAGCACGAACCCGTCCTCTACGGCTGGAAGCCGGGTGCCGCGCACTGCTGGCACGGCGACCGGGCGCAATCCACTGTGTGGGCGTTCGACAGGCCGAGCCGTAGCGAGGAGCATCCGACGATGAAGCCGGTGGCACTCCTTGAATATCTCATCGGCAATAGTTCGCGGGTCGGCGACGTCGTACTCGACCCCTTTGGCGGGTCGGGTTCCACGCTAATCGCCTGTGAGCAGACAGGCCGGCGTGCATACCTGATGGAGATCGATCCGCGCTACTGCGATGTCATCCTCAGGCGATGGACCGCCGTGACGGGTGACAATGCTCGCCTGGCCGATGGCCGGTCGTTCGAAGACGTTGCGGTGGCACGTGCCGCTGGCGTGGCCGAACCGAAGATGGATGCCGCGGCAGTACAGCGCAGATCGGTGTCTGATGCGCTGCGCGCGTGGGTCAGTCGGCACGTCAGAGGAAGGTGAGCGAGTCAAATGGCAGGCAGGAAACCCTTCGAGCCTACGGAGAAGCAGCGCGTTACCGTTGCCGCTATGGCCGCCTGCGGCACTCCGCAGGACATGATCTGCAGCAAGATCAAGAATCCGCAGACGGGCAGGCCGGTGGATGTAAAGACTCTCCGTGCAGCATTCCGCGCCGAGCTGAAGGACTCCAAGGCGCTAGCCACCGCGATGGTTGCGCAGAACCTGTTTCAGCACGCCATGGGCAGGGATCAAAAGGCGGTCACTGCGGCGATCTTCTGGATGAAGTGCCAGGCGGGGTGGAAGGAAGGGTCCAAGCTTGAACTCACCGGTAAGGACGGCGGGCCGCTGCAAAGTGTGTCTATGACGAAGGACGAGTTTCGGGAGATCGCCCGGGATCTGCTCGACGAGGTGTAGGTGATGCGTGAGTACTCGGCGGCCGAGCGGGTGGCGGCGGCCGAGCTGGCGCGCGAGGACCTTTACTTCTACACGCGCTGGATGTTCTATCAGCGCCGCCGCTTCAAATGGAAGCGCGGGCCGCACCACAAGACCATCTGCGACGCGCTGACCAGGGTGTTCCGGGGGCGGTGCCGGCGGCTGATCATCAACGTGGCGCCGCGGTACTCGAAAACCGAGCTGGCCGTGCCGAACTTCGTCTCGTGGGCGATGGGGCATTTCCCGGACGCAGAGTTCATCCACACGTCATACGGGGCCAAGCTGGCGGGCAAAAATGCCTTGGCGACGCGCGAAATGCTCGCGCACCCGGCCTACGGCGAGATCTTCGGCGGAACCTGCCTGGACCCATCGTCGTCAGCTCGCGACGACTGGAAGACGACCGCTGGCGGCGTGATGTACGCCACTGGCTCCAGCGGGCCCATTACAGGCTTCGGCGCCGGTAAGCAGCGTGACGGCTTCGGCGGCGCGATCATCATCGACGACCCGCACAAGCCCGACGAAGCCGAAAGCGAGCCGGTTCGCGAGGGCGTGATCGAGTGGTTCCAGAACACGCTGGAGTCGCGCACCAACACGCCGGACACGCCGATCATCCTGATCATGCAGCGCCTGCACGAGCGGGACCTGGCCGGCTGGCTGCTGGGCGGCGGCAATGGCGAGGCGTGGGAGCATGTCTGCATCCCCGCGCGCAATGAGGACGGCACGCCGCTCTGGCCGGAGAAGCATTCGGCTGCCGACCTGGCCCGGATGGAAGACGCGAACCCCTATGTGTTCGCCGGCCAGTACATGCAGGCGCCGGCCCCGCGCGACGGCGGCGTGTTCAAGCCGAGCAGGATCGAGATCGTTGATGCGCTGCCGGCGGGGCTGGAGTTCGTGCGGGGCTGGGATCTGGCCGCGACCAAAGGCGGCGGCGACTGGACCGCCGGCCCACTGCTTGGCCGCAGCCCGGACGGCATCCTGTGGATTGCGGACGTCCAGCGCGAACGCGGCGGGCCGGACGACGTCGAGCGGCTTCTGGTCAATACGGCACGGCGCGACGGGCCGCGGATCATGCAGTCGATCCCGCAGGACCCCGGCCAGGCCGGCAAGGCGCAGGCCAGCTATCTGAGCAAGAAGCTGTTTGGCACGTCGTTCGCCTTTTCCACGGAGAGCGGGGACAAGGCCACGCGGGCCGCGCCATTCGCCGCCCAAGTGAACGTCGGCAACGTCCGCATGCTGCGCGCCTCGTGGAACGATGCACTAATTGGTGAGATGCGCATGTTCCCGAATGGCGCCTTCGACGACCAGGTGGACGGACTGTCCCGAGCGTTCAATAGCTTGGGCGACAACATTGCCAGGGCGAGGGCGCTGGCAAGCTGACGAGACCGCATGAGACTAGATGGATACGAATCCGCGGTGCTGGGGCGCCATGCCCGCGCGGGGCTCATGCCGCCGCAGTCGGTCATCGAGCTCTACGCCACCGGCGGCCTGTACGCACGCGTGGTGGACTTGCCGGCGGACAAGGCGGTGTCTCGGGGCGTGCAGATCGTTGGAGACGATGAGAAGGTTGTCGCCAATGAGCTGGATCGCTTGAAAGTGCTGCCGGCCCTGGCCGACGGCATGCGTTGGGCGCGGCTGAGCGGCGGCGCGGCCATCGTGGTGATTGCAGATGATGGCGGCCTGCTTCGGACACCGCTGCGTACTGCAGCGTTGAACCGCATCGAGGAACTGAAGGTCTTCGACCTGGACGACATCAGCGCTACAGATCGGCGCTACATCGACCCGACGAAGCCCAACTTCGGCATGCCGGAGGTGTATCGCGTGCGCACACAGGCGTCGGGTGTGGCCGATGCGGAGTTTCTGGTCCATGAGAGCCGCTTGATTCCCGTGCCTGGCGACCCGCTGCCCCGCCGCATCGCTGCCATCAAGGGCGTACCTTGGGCCGGCCGCAGCGCAGCGC